TGCTTTGCCCATTCAATAACATCGGTGTGCATATCCATCAACTGATCCAATTCGCCGCCGCCTAAAAAAACGTTCAGCACCTTCTTTCTAGGATATACCACAATTTCAGTAACTATGCACCCCCTAGCCGCAGGCCACAACTGCATATCACCTTTTATGATACCCTCAGCTATATCCTCGAATATATGCGTACCCCCAGAATACTCCAAAGCCGCCTCAATCCAAGGGCGGCAACGTTCTAGTTCATCAACTGCTTTCATATCATTCATTTTATGACCATGTACTTAATGCAACTCTTTTCCAGATTGCTGTTGTTCCATCATAATCAGCTGTGCAAACGTAGATGTATGACGTGTCCCACGCAACCATCCCAGTGACATCACCGCTTGACCCTGTTTTCGCAGAGGGTGTCGGCTGCTTAGTTGCAACTTGACGAAAGGCATTCTCAAGAGAAACAACGACATCCCCGCTTTCACGATCCCACAGCAAAACGCCATCCTCTGACGGATTATCGTCTGCGGTTTTCTGCCCCAGCTTTGCTAGGTTTCGCTGCAAATACGATGATAGCTGCCGCCCCCGCTGGCGTAGGTCTGGGCCAAGAGGGGGTAGAATAGGACTTGGCACTAGCGACGACCCCCAGCATTTGCATCAATCCGCATGTTGCCGACCTTCCACTGCGTTGCCCGCTGCCCCTCAACACGCATCCGCAACTGACGCCCTGAAAAGCGCACACTTGTCGGATTAGCAGGTGTAAACGGTCCGTGAGTAGTTTCAGTCGCGTTTGGATAAAACCGCGTCTTGAATGTTACGCCTACATCGCCCTGCGTGATTTCATCGGGGATCAACTTAGTGACCCGTGCAATCTGATCGCCAACACCAATGCTGATTGGCCCTGTTTCCGCAAATGTTGTTGCGCTGTCAAAGTTATAGCCAACTTCGTGATCGTAGATGTCGCTGTCTGCGTTGTGACCCGCCATAAACGGATAACGGAATACGCCGCGCTGCACCCCTGATGTGCGTGACAATTCACCGATCAGCCAGTGGTTTTCTTTGTAGTCGTACGCCACATACCGATCAATTTCCGTACTATCCGATGAACAATAGAACCACCAGATTTCACCATACTGGCCGTTTGCGATAGACCAAACCTTAGATTGCTGCGCTACGTTGAAGTCGCCAAACACATAATCGTGGACATCGCACTGAATTTCCTGAACGCTGTTTCCATCAAAGCGGAAAAACCCGCGCTGACCCATCCAGAAAACACCAATATCAACGTCTGATGCTGACTTGCGGGAAATCGCCCCGCAGGACGTCCCAACGCGCTCAAAGCCATAAACGTATGGTGGGCCTAGATAACGTGCTGTATGCGCGTCTGTGTCCGTTATAATGAGCGTCTGACCGCGTGTACGGATGCCCTGCATGATCTGACCCGATGTTTGCAGCTCGATGTCACCAGCTTCGTTTGTAGATGCTGGTGTCCATGTCGTATTATCTTCACGGTCACACCACTGCACCTTACGGCTGTTCCCACCTGCGCCCAACGCAAAGATAAAGCGTTCTTCGGTCACAACTAGGCCAAGGTTGTCTGTTGGTGCGTTGCTAATCGCTGCTGCGTTTGTTGCTGTGTTTAGCTGCCATTCTAGCAAGCGACCATCATCGTAGTGACAAGCAACTAGGTATTCGCCCCAGTTATCCAACGACCATGTTGTTGCCTCTTGCAATACGCTATCGTCATTCGACTGAACAGGCTGTCCGTAGTAGCCGAGGCCATAGCCGCCGCCGCCGTAACCAGTGTTAGCCGCCGCATCTTCACGTCCTGTTGCCAGATCGCTTGGCGTGATGTCGGTCAGCGTCCCTGAACCCGTCATCACTTTTAGCTCGCTGTGCGATCCACCCGCCAACCATGCGTTGCCGTTCTGTGCTTCCCATGTGTGCATACCGCGCACTGGGTTTGTAGAAAAAGAAGCCTTACGCTCACGCCACCCACCAATCGGACGCAAACTGTTGTCACGCCAACGTACTAACGAACCGTCACGCCAGCGACCCGCTTGCTCTAGGTCAGTGCCGTTTCGGTAAAACCCTGCGGGAATGTCTAGCGGTATAAGCGTCATGCTGTTGCTCCATACACTGTGCCATTATCTATAAGGGTCACAGCTGTGCCTGAGATAGCTGCGCCGCCCGCGCCACCTGATCCATCACCGCCAGAGCCACCAGCAGCACCCCAGCCGCCGCCGCCACCGCCGCCAATACCAGCGCCGCCTCCAGTACCATTTCCACCAGCATCTCCATTAGAGCCGCCACGCGGTGAGCCGCCTGTTCCATTCAGTATCCGACCACCGCCGCCACCAGAACCGCGACCTGTGTCGGAACCACTGTAGTCATATGTACCTGCGCCACCACCTGCGCCACCACCTGCGCCACCAGCCGCGCTTGATGCGGAATTGGACGATCCACCATTTCCACCCGACAAGCCTATTGCACCACCTGAACCACCAGCCGCACCATTTACGGAACCACCCGCACCGCCACCAGCACCGCCACCGCCAGCGCCTGTGGTGCCATCATGACCTGATGATGCGCCACCGCCACCCCCACCAGCAATGTAAGCGCCAGACGCATTTGTTATTGTTACGCCAGATGCGCTGTTAGAAATCGCAGCGCCACCTGCGCCACCTGATCCGCTGCCAGCACCCGCACCACCTTTACCTATGATGTAGCCATTATTGGTAATTGAAAGCAGACCATTAAATGCAGATGAAATTGTCAGACCTGCCGTAGATGTGCTATCTGACCAAATGTAAACACCACTACTAATTGTAACAGCGACGGGATCGGAACCGTTCCATCCCTGACCTGTCAAATATGTGTTCAAGTCTAATTCTTGCTGGTTAGAGCTTATTGTGAAAGATGACTGTTTTACAGTGCTGTAAAAGTCACTTATATCAATTGCGGCCCCAATATTCGGAACGCCCGTATTGTTTGCCGTAACCAAATCAGGGTCAGCGTCTTGGTAGTATTCAGACATGCTAATGGGGTTAGACCCCCCAAACTCTGTCTGTATCTCACTTAAACTTAACGGTGATCCGCTATCTTTTACCGCCATTAACTTATTGTCCCAAATGCAGTTACATCCCCTGTAACCTTTAAGTTACCAGATGTGTCCAACTCCATTTTAGCTGTCCCAGAATATTTGATAATCAGCTTGTTTGCGGAAACTTCAAACGTCCAATCATTGCTGCCATTGTCTATTGCAATGCTGTTTGCTGTAACAGCCGCATCAATGTCCACTGCCCCAGTGAAATTAGCACCCGCTAAAGACGCCTTTCCATCAAGTTGCGTCTGCACATTAGACGTAACCCCATCGACATAGTTTATTTCATCCGTGGTGGCAGTAACCCCATCCAATATATTTAGCTCTGCCGCTGTCGCCGTGACATCAGTGCCATCAATGGTCAGTGTGCTAAGATCGGGCGCGATTGTGCCAGACGTGCCGTTTACGCCATCAACAATCGTGTCTAGCGCCGTGTTGATCGTCGTACCCCAAGTATCCTCTGAGCCGCCGACTGTGGGTTTAGTAATGCTGATTGCCATGTTCTAATCCTTTGTTAAACGCACAATACCACGCTACGCAGCATCCGTCCATGTTTCGGTAAGCACCGCTTGCTGTATCCACGCTTCCGCGCCGACGACAGGCTCTAGCCAGCCGCGAATGGTGATGTCTTTGCCTGTATATACATATGTGCCTACGGCGGCGCTAATCGCCATTTGCTTGGTAAGCGTTAAGTCACGACCCGTCACAGTGAATGAACCGTTTGCAAGGTCAATCTGACGACCTGCAAACAGAGTGAAGTCTTGACCTGACAGCGCAAACGACCCCTGCGAAGCCTCAATACTTACAGCAATCGCAAAGGATACGTCAGTGCCCGTTAGAACAATCGTTCCATCTTCTGCGTTTAGGATTGCCGTAAAGTTAAATGTTGCAGGTTGACCAGATTGAACAAAGCTGCCGTTTGCCGCTGATAACTTACGGCCAACATTCAGGTTAACGTCTTGCCCACTTGATGCAAAAGAACCCGCTTGGAAACTTTCTGTAATTCCAAAGTCAATTTCTTGCCCAGTATGAACAAAGGCTCCCGTCTTTGCAATTATACTTACCTGAACGTCATACGATTGATCTTGACCAGAAAGAGCAAAGGAACCGCTTTCAGCCGAAATACCAAAGCCCACAACAACGTCATCAAACTGAGTGAAGCTATATGAAAACGAACCCGCATCTAATGGCAGGTTCATTGCTTTGTCTAAGTCAATCGCGCGACCATTTAGCGTGTACTGACCGTCTGGTACAAATTCTGTAATTAGCTTAGGCGCACCATAAGTGCTTACCGCATAGGTTCCAGAACTTACATCAAAAACCCACGATATTGTACCTGACGACCCAAGGGGGGCAGACGCTATTGGATTGAAGCCAAGCATTGCAGTGTCCTTTTTTTAGCAAAGTACCACAAACCCAAGCGCGTGACCACTCCGCTGTTTGCCCTTAATTGTAGCCCTTTTTGGTCCAAATCGCATTGTATGGCGATCTGCGTGTCAACATTGTGCGTCGGCCCGCATCTTCAATGTTTTTTTCGGTGCGCACACTGACAGACATTTTCCAGTTTTCGCGCTTGAATGGGACCGCTTGAACCACGGGCGTACCGATAGGGACACCCACATTGTCGTTCATCATTACGAACGGAAAGTTGACTGGCATGTCATAACTATCTGTGTCGGCTATTGCTGGAAGTATCGCTATATCGCTTTCGTGGTAAAAAGGCGAAAAGAATAACGTGCTATAACCCTTGGGTGTCTGTATGTGCCAAGGGTTGTGCAACTTCGGTAACTTTTCACCATCCGTAAACTGAGTAAAGGGCGAACCTTTTACCTGCTTTGCGTCTTGCCACCCCAACCCTATTTCTTGGAACATTGGGTCTTTTTCATCACCCTTTATTTGTTGGCGAAATCTTCCACGCTCATCCTTTGCGATCCCTAAGTCCATCCACAACGGTATAATGTAACCGCTTGTCATGTAATCTCTGACAGGGAAACAGCCCTTAATTGTGCGCAACGAAACATGCTTTATCCAAGAACGTGACAGTCTTTTCGGCTCTTTGGCAAAAGCCATATTTTCTTCAATACGGCGAAACCAATTAGGCAGGTTTTTCTTCGCTGGATATGGGTGCGGCACTACATCTATATATCGCTCTGATGTTGAAAATTTAATCTCTGCCATATTAACGCCAACGTGGTCCCATAAACCAAGCCACCAAAGACTTGCGAACGCCTTGTGTTACAGGCGTGACCCTGTGCAACTGCCAAGATGGAAAAGTAATTACCGTGCCCTTGCTTCTCACAGATGGCGGCAATGACGTGCCACGAAACTCAATATCGCCACCCTCATATTCATCCGTATCAGAAAGCTGAACGCTAATGGACATTTTACGCACTGATGGCGTATTGTTCTCCATGTCTGTATCAATGTGCCAATCAAAGTGATCAGCATTTTGACCGTCATAAACCGCATACTGCAACTGACTGATGTTCCACATATCGTAGCCATAAAAGTCTGCATTTGCCTTAGACGCTATCGCAAACAGTTCGTTACTGATCGCTGCATCCTCAAATGTTTTTATTTTGCTCTGACGAACCGTTGTGTCCATTTCATTGTCGCCAATTCGGCCTTGCTCAAACGAACACTGAAACGCTAGTTCTTCAACGTAATCAAAAAAGTCTTGTTGAAAATGCCCTTCTGTAACATGTACTGACATGCTCTACCTCCACACATAAGCATCCCTGTAAAAATCCCGCAAACCCATGATATACCCCAAATATGTGTCTATCTTGGACTTCCAGTCGGTGTCAACGTCTGGGTGGATTACACCAGATTTCGGTGATGCAAATGTGCGATCTGCCCAAAAGACAGGATCGGGTGTAGAAAATATGTAGTGGTTTATATGGATGAACGACGCCAATTCTCTGTTTTGGAACAAGTCGTAATGCGAAACATTTTTGCCCAGAATGTTTGCGATTAGCGCACTTTCACTTAACATAGTTGTATAAATGTGATCCGTGCGGTTCATCAAATCAAAAAGACTTTCATTCCCCTCCGCAAAACGACAGCCGCCCCCTAACGCTGCATCTAATTCGTCATACATTTCTGGGTGTGAAACAGGGTGCTTTTTGAACAGAACATTTTTTTTGCCATGATGCTCAACAATTCGCTGTAAACGCCCAATACATGTGTGCTTCTTCAGCTTATTCGCGCCAGTCAAAACGACCAAAGCATCATGGGCATCACCGCACGTCGTCTCATCCATCACCTTGTACTTGCTAAAACTGCCAGTCTCAAAAATGACGCGCCGAATATAGTCTATATGCCCCTGCGACGCACATCCGTCCGCATACGCATCTGCCATCTGACGCAATGCCATTTCTGCACTAACGGGGTGGATAATTAAAAACCCAGCATATGTAGTGTAGTTTAGCGTTTTAAAAAACAACGGCTCTTTTGCTGTAATGTCGAACGACAGATCAACGTCTAGTTCTGCACACTTTTTTTTCAGATAGGCTTCTACATCTGCCAGTGGCATGTATCGCTCTTGCCAACACGCGCTGACCTCTGGGCTTCCAGACATCATCTTTTTTGTGTATTCTATATGTTCTACGATACTTCCCGTTATATCGGAACTAAGCATAAAAGTTTGTATCCCGCGACGTTGTTCTACTTGTACTCCTACTTGTAGCGAACGTTGTCGTAAATGTCGATGTCGTGCTAAAAGTTGTTGTTGTACTGCGCGTTGTGTTGAACGTCGTTGTAAAAGATGATGACGTTGCAAAAGTCGTTGTCGTGCTGCGCGATGTATTAAACGTTGTCGTTGTCGAACGCGACGTGTTGAATGTTGTCGTTGTCGAACGCGACGTGTTAAATGTCGTCGTTGTGGACTTAGATGTGCTGAACGTTGTGGTTGTGCTTTTAGTTGTACTGCGTGATGTCGTGTTAGAGGTGCTAAACGTTGTCGTCGTGCTGTGCGACGTTGAACGCGACGTTGTCTTAGATGTCGAATTAGTTACCGATATTGGCCCGTATCGTCTAACAGAATACCAACGAATTGTGTTACTAGTCACCTGAAATTGACTGCCACGATAATAAGTGTATCCACCAGAGCTGACTGAATTTGAATTATAGTTGGTTGCAATCCCTGTACCAAACCACCAAACCGACCCAAAGTAGAAATCACCCTCCCCCCTGCGCCAAACAGCATTGTTGTTACTTATAGATGTGCCTGAGTACCAAGGCGAATAGCCATCCGCACTGTACGATGTAATGAATGTAGTCGTGAAACTTGTGTTGTAAGTCGTCGTCGTTGAACGTGTTGTGTTGAACGTCGTTGTGAACGACGTGCTGAAAGTCGTTGTCGTACTCCTAGACGTGTTAAATGTAGTGGTGGTTGATCGACTTGTCGCAAATGTCGTCGTCGTCGATCTTGACGTGCTAAAAGTCGTTGTCGTTGATTTAGAGGTGCTAAACGTTGTTGTAGTAGACTTTGACGTATTGAACGTTGTCGAAGTTGAACGGCTTGTTGCGAAAGTTGTCGTTGTAGCTTTGGACGTATTAAACGTCGTTGAAGTAGACCGCGACGTATTGAAAGTCGTGTCAAATGTCGTCGTGAAAGACGTTGAAAACGATTTAACTCCGCTAATAAAACCTATTGTCACGCGAAATCACCAATATAGTTAACAAGTATGTTAGAGCTATCTACAACGTAATACGCCAATATGGACATTTCGTTTGCACCCGTCGATTGAACGATGGACGCACCATTTACAGGTGTTTTACACTCTGCGGGTAGTGTAAAGCTGTATCCACCCGTTGCGTTTTGCTTTACAATGATGTTCCCGAAACGACCCGCATCTTTGTTGGAAAACGCAAAAGTCGTGTTTGCCGATATGGTCACATAAAAGTTATTGGAATTGTTCAGGTTGATTGTCAGCGTACCGCCTGATGCACTTAGGCTATCCTGATCGTGACGCAACGCGCCAGTCATCGTCCCGCCCGCTTTAGGAACTGCGTTATCTGCGGTTGTGGTGGTGCTTGTTAATACTGCGTTACGCGCAGCAATGTCTACACCATCAACTGTGCCAGTGACAGACAGGTTTCCCGTAATTGACGCACCTGAACTTGTCGCCTCTACCTTGGTTGATCCACCGTTCTGCAATCTGTTCAAGTCATCAGCGACCGCCGTGATTGATACGGTTGCGTCTCCCGTCAAGGAAATTGCGTTGCCACTGTTGCTGCTTTCCGTTGGACTGCGTGTAAGAGATGTTCCCGTGCTACTATAAGAGCCAGTGCCAATTTCAAAGTCACTACCCTCCTCAATAACGTATTGGACGACATCACCATTTGAAACACCCGCATCCGCAAATGTCTGGTATCCGACAGAGGCACTGCCAAGTGTAACGGTGCCGCTGCCAGTCGTGGATGTCGTCATCTTGGCTCTGTTAAAAAGTTTAGCCATGATGACCCCCTATTATGTCATTGTCAGGATGCCGTTTGACCCGATGTCGATTGTGAATGTGTCACCATCGTTCAGGGTCAATGATGCACCATAATCGTAATATCCAATCACAGGATCGGCTGGCGACGTTGGCGTGTCGTTGTAAATTACAACGTAACGAAACGCTGCAACCGTACCACCAGATGCCGAAAGTGTAAGATCATCTGCTGACAGCTTGTATGTGCCTGATGTCTGTGTGGATGTGACGTTTGTTAATGTGCGTGACGATAGGTTGGTATAGCTGATCTCTGTGACATTCGCCAAAATACCGTTGCCATCTCCTGTCACGTCTGTACCCGATGTCGGGTCTGTGTTTGACAATGCAACTTTTAGCGTGTCGCTGTCCAAGTCCATTGCGTTCGCCATGTTTTTGACGAAATCGTTTACCTTTGTAAAACTAGCCATTAGTAACTCCTAATTTTAAGGCGATGACCTGAACCGCCATACTTTGACTTTTCACTATCTCTGTTAATACCATCAATTGCATTCTGAAACAATGCTGCCCATGTAGTCATGCGGGCATCCTCACCAAGAAACGGCGCAGAATGAACTAACGACCCATAAAGGTAAGCATCAGGATAATACTGCAAAACCCAGTTTGACGTGTTACTTGTCGTTAGCGCATCAATATCGCTGTAATACACCATTTCCACTGTATACTCACCATCAGGCGCAGGCCAAACCTCAATCGTACCGTCCGTAATAGCGTACAGCTTTGGGCGACCAGATGTGTTCAGGTTGCGCATACGTTGGTTTGACAGTTCGTTTAGGTTTGCCAACTCAAGCGTATAGGTGTCGCCGCTCGTAATGCTCAGTCGAATAGGCTCATAAAAGTCATTCGGCAAAGCACTGTACTGCGTATCAAGAACAGCGGTTGATCTACGCTCCATGCGCCAATGACGCAGCTTGCGAGACATCTCTGCCTCGCTCAACTGAATAAACGTCTTAATGCGCTCTGTCTGATCATCACGATCAAGAAAATCAGCTATGACAGTTTGCAACTCAGCGTATGTTGTAATCGACATTTAGCATTTCCATCTTCTACGCGCAGCCTTACCACGCTCACCTGTCCAGCTACGCGATCTCGCGCAGAACGATTTTTTACGCGCCTTTTCAGACTTAGTTTTCGGATTGGGCGCAGGTGCCTTTAACTTAGAACCTGTCGCCTTGTTGTATTTAGCGCGACCCTTTGCAGTAAGCCCCGCACCCTTCTTTACAGAAAGTTTCTCACCGCGACCTACTGATAAACTTGGACCTCTTTTGCGCTTTGTTGGCATTACTGGGCACCTGTAAACTGTGCAAACGTACCACCGCCACCGTTTAATAAGTGATCACGATACATGCCCTCAATCTGTGTACCTTTTAACATTTCTGGAACTGTAGACATTGCCTGATTGAACGCTGCAAGCTGCGGGTTGCGATCTGCGGGCGCTGGGGTGGGCGGGGCCATAGCCGCCGCACTTGGCGCATTTGCGGTAAATGCTTCTGGGTTAGGCATGTTTGGCTGGTTTGCACGCAGCAAATTAACTGACGTATTTAATTCGCCCATCATTGCTGGATCAACGTCTAAGCCCATAGGCTGTGAATTTGCCTTTGCAGCATTTAAACGCATCTCATAATCATTACCTTGGTTAGCAAGAAGTTGACTTAATACAGGCGGCTGAGGCATATTTGTAGGCGCAGGCATTGGTGATGACGCAGCATTTCCATCAGCAACAACACGGCTTGGCTCAAATTCACCCTGAAAACCAGCACCAAGCGCAAAAGGATTAACATTCATATTTTGCGCTTGAGCCTCATCATATGTGGGCAAGGACTGATTAACCATCAAAGGCGACAAGGAATTTGCAGGCATAGGTGGGCCAGTTACACCTGCTTCTGGGCGCAACATAGGGCGCACACTTTCCGTAACAGTGGGAACACTACGCTGTGGCGCACCACCACCTTGCACAGCCGCCTGAATAGCTGAACTTGTGTTTGGCGCAACAAACATACGCTCACGCTGCGACCCATACGGATCAATGCCAATCCTGTTTAGCAGGTTACTAAGCGGGCCACCCTTAAATTCATCACCGCGCGTATCGCGCCCACCGCCGTCAAGCCTGTCAAAAAACGCAGGAACATAGCGCTTGTTTGCCATGTCATAGTAGCCAAACTTACCGTCAGAGTTTGCCGCAGCACGCTCTTCTGCAGTAGCATTTTCAAACTTACGGGACGCTTTGTCACGGCCTAGACCACCTTTACGCTCCTTCGGACTGCCATCATTTGAAGATGCATCCGCACCGCCTGTGTTTTCTTTCTCTTCATTCGGATTAGCTAAACCACTCATTTACGCTTACCTTTTGACTTTGTTTTCCAGCTTATTCTGGATGGTCCTGTTTTCTTCTTAGCTGCAGCCTTAGCAGATGCAGACTTTGCTTTACTCGCTGGGCGACACGCAGGGTAAGGTCTACCAGCATCTTTCTTGCCGCTTCGACCACATTTTTTGCCCGTTTTAACATCGCGCCAATCTTCTTTAAACCACTTGGTCAGACCACCTTTAGGCTTTCTAGCCATCAGTATTTACCACCGCGCTTTTTATACTCACGCACTAGCCAACCATTTGCATAAGCAGAAGGATAAACTTTAAATTTCTTCTTCGCCTCTGCCTTTACCCTTGCATACAGCGCTGGGTTCTTAGGCTTCGGGCTAGAAGATTTTTTCTTCGCAGCAGGCATTACTTACTATGCTTTTTACCAAGACACTGACCAGCACGTTTACACGCAGCTTTCATCGGGCAACCCTTGGGCGGTGAAAAAAACTTAGATTTTTTATAGGCCATAGTGATCTCCTTTGCGCCAAACCTAACACATTATGCCAAACCACGCAAATTCCGTTTTATCTCACCACGCCATGACCCAAACGACCCAGATAATGCCGTTGCAGCGTCACTCGCCATAGTCAAACACAACGCATCAGCCAAGTCAGGCGAGGTCAAACCGCGCTTGCGCATTTCATCCTTACTCTCAGCCTTCATTTTGCCACTAGAAGTAAAGCTGTACCTAATACTGGTCAACTCAGCGATGAGTTTGTCATTTTTCGGCAGTTTACAGCTACGATCCTCAAGCCAACCCTTCGTCTTAAACCACAACTCAGATCGCAAATTTAGGTAAGTATCACCCATACTCGGCGCTTCTGCCACGTTAATACCACGCACAGGTAAGCCAATCTCATTCAAGCGATCCACAACGCCAGAACCCACACCAATACTATCTACCAGTATCTGCTGAGGCTGACGGGAGGGGGGTAAAGCCTCATACTCCGCAACAACACGACCAACAGTCTGCATCAAGTCCAAACCCTGCCAAGACATAATTTCACTCACAATCGGCCCTTGACGTTTACACAACGCAGTCTTGTCCGTACCAAACCGTGCAACGTCCAAGCCCCACACACTCGTCGTATCCTCGTCAATCTGCACATCACGGTGCGTGGCGTTCTCTACCAAGTGGTATGGTATGATCGTGTCATCATCAGCCAAAGGAAACTCACCAAGAACACGAATACGATAAGCATTACTTTCCTCA